CGCTCACCACTTTGATTTTTAAAGTTGCGATTAACAGCCAGAGTAAAGGTTGCGACCGCTAGGTTTTGCGTTGTATAGTGAAGTTCAGCATCGCGAGTCATACGCCCCACAAGTACGACATTATTGATCATCATCCGCCTCCAAAATATCTTGATTTTCGTAGATGTTGCCGATGATTTCCTCATCCCCAGTCCACGCATATCCTTCACTCAATCCTTTTAGATATATAGCCGGCATTCCCCCAATAAATGTACCAGCATATTCTTTTTCTATATAGACTTCGTGAGGGCATCCTCTTGTACATTTAATGATGTCACCAACGAACACTTCCTTGCCATTTCTGTCAAACAATCCTGTTGATTGCATGAGGTGAATGTCATTGTTCACAATCCATTCACCAGCAACAGAGTCCTCATCAATAATCCAGATATCGCCATTTCCAACCATCACTTCGTCCGGTTGATACATACGATTTAATGAGCCGCCATCATACGCTCTAAATTTTGGAATCATCTTGCACCTCCTCTAAAATTATTAGCAATATTTTGTACCTCAGTATCAATTAACTTATGTCTGTAATTTAACAATGGATTCATAAGGTCATTTCTCACAGCAGGCCTCAAAATTATTTCATCTGCTTTGATAAATCTTTTATTGTTGATTTTTATTTTTACGTCATATCCGTTTGCAATATGCTCAAGGTCGCTGTTAGACAAAAATATTTCAAATGTATTCATTTATCCACCTCCTCGACTTCCACACCCTCGCAGTCAAACACCCATCCGAACCCAGCATCTTCAAGCTCTTTGCGGGTGTGGTGTAATCTAAAAGAACTATATTTATGTCTGCTACCTGTGAACCAATTTCTTGCCCCCAAATTATATTTCAAAATATCAAAATCAGGGTCAATCCCTTTAATCTTAACCAAATACCGCTTCTCCTTCTCGACCTCATAGCCGTTAAGCCAAGCTCGAGCAACTTTGTCGTAAGCATCCTGTTCATTCATCAACCACTCATTGTATTGTTTGTTAAAGTTTTTTTCTCTAAGCCCATCATATAATGTAGCGTTCTGCCCCTTGTAGTACTCGATAATTTCCACCACAAACTGCGGGATTGTGACTTTTTTGGGTTCGTCTAGTTGTTTCACTAGATTTAAGACTTCGTTTCTTTCGATGTAATCTCTTGAACCAAATGCAAACAACTGTTCAATTCTTTTTATCAATTCCTGCTTCTTCATCTTTTTTCTACCTCCAGCTCTTCAATCAACCAATCCAGATTCTTACGAGCCTTTTTCAAGTCTTCGAGACCGTTTTTCTTTTGATAGCGCAGCTGATATTTCAAAGCATTGCCAAGATAAAAACCCTTAATCTGTTCCGATGTCATAAAATTCCTGAGTACATCAATTGATTCCATTCCATACTTACCTTGATAATGGCTTGGATTGTGTACATTGTCATGGACAATTTTGATACCTGTAAACTGGCCCTCTTCAGTTGGTATATTCGATTGTTCAGTAGTAAAATCACATTTTGTCATTATTTTCCCCGTCCTTTCAAAAATTCTGGTATTGGATCGCCTATGTTGATTTGGTCATATTGCTCTTTTGTGACCAAAAAGCGCCCATAAGCTCCAACCGTCACAGTGTGTCTCCCATTAATCACCTCTTTATTAGTGACTTTCCCAAGGACATCCATAGAACCGCCTGCGTTGTCCACTCTATGGATCGTGATCAACTTTCTAGCTTCGAGCTGTTCCACTCGCTCATTAAGTTTGTTGATTCTGATGATTGCCGCTAGCAAAATCGCTATCAGAACAACAATGCTGAAAATGTAAATGCTGTGTTCCCTCATGTCAAATCCTCCTCTTTAACAAACACACCATCAATCATTTTCCCTTTGCGATGTTTTATAGTCTGGTAAGCTAATGCTAGACAGTCATCGGCGCTTGTCTCATTGTAGAGAGCCAGCGCATGAATTGCGCTGTGCAAAAGCATCAAATCAGGCTTGATGAGCGGTTGCTTGGTTTCTTTGTGGAACACATGCTTATAAAGCTTCTGAGCAAGATTGCCAAGACTCGAAACCACGAGTAACAATTCCAGCTCCTGAGCAGTAGCATCAATCTCTGCACCATTTCGAATTTGCTGCTCAAGTCCAATCAAGACGACTTGAATATCACCCAAAGCATCATAAATCAGCTCATTCCTGCCTTTAGCAATGCCTTCAAACAATTCACCAGTTTCTTCCATGAGCTTTTCAAATTGCTTGACTGGATTTGCTTCATGTAGATTTCTTTCTGTAAACCATTGCTCTACTTTTTCTTCAAGTTTTCTACTATTCATCTTTTTTCTCCTTTAAAAATTCTTTATATACTTTCTCAAAAATCTCGATCACAAGTTTTTGAGGAATATTTGAACGCTCATTGTATGATTTTGAGAAATTCTTCCACTCTATGTCCTGCTTGATAATTTTATTCTTAAGATTAAGTTCAATATTGCTTCCAAAAATCGTCCGTTTTTGTAAAGGATAATCATAATTATTGTATCTAGCTAGGTTTTTGTATGGAATTCTGAATCCAATAATATCCTCAATGTAGGGCCACAATCTGTCAGCAGCTGGATTCTCAATAACCCAAAATTGTGGTCTATATCTTTTTATGATTTCTATTGTGTTGAAAGCCGTTAACTCTCCATTGACCCTTTTAAGAAATTGCCTATCATACTGATAATTCATATAAGCTGACTCGTAATCCTGATTTGCCCTAATTGTGAAGGGTGAAGGTCTTACTTGAGGAGTAAACAAGCTATCAGAAACATCATTGCGTTTCCAACACGCATTCCCATTCTCCATAGCAGAAGCATTTGACCAGGATTCGCATGGTGGACTAGCAATAATCAAATCAGGTTTTGGCAATTTGTCTAACTCATTAAAGAGCGTATTGTCACCAAATAAACGTCCATAATCAGCAAGGTTCAAATTTATAAAATGATTGTTCTTGTTTTCTACATCTTTCCCAATCGGATAGATATCAATGTTCTCCCCCCTGAACGATTCAATGCTTTCGCACCTTTAAGATACGAACCATTTCCACTATCAAAAAGAGCCCAAACTACCATCTCTCTGATAATCAATACCTCCTATCCTTCATTCCATTAGGATAAACAAAGCACCTGCCTGTCGCTCCCTCAAAGATACGACTTGACAAAGCACCATTTCCGAAATCATCCGCATATAGCACCTTGATTTCTTCGCTGGACAAGTTCGTGTTGATGATTGTGTTACTACGATTATCCAAAATCTCGTAGAGCACACGATGCGCCCACTCATTACTACGAGCATCAGCCTTGCGACTCTCTTTGCCTAAATCATCGAGAAATAGAAAGTCAACATCGGTCAACAGCTTTATCATCTTAGACTCAGAGTAGCCATTGTCAACCTTGAAACTCTCTTTGATTAAGCTAAAGAGCTTCACCACCGACACGAAAAGCACGCTTTTGGGCTCATCATAAGACTTAAACTGCTCATTGAGATAAGCTGCCAAGCCGTAAGTCAAATGGCTCTTCCCAACACCAGACGGGCCAGTGATGATAGCATTGCCTGTCCCACCTTTCGCATAGCCACGTTCCAACCGCTTCACGAAATTTACAGCTTCCTGGTCAATATCGCTCATAACCTCATAATTTCGCAAACTCTTGCCTCTTAGCTTGTCTGAGATAATGCTATCTCTCTCAAAGACAGCATAAGTATCAGCCAGCTTGCTTTGCACTTCGGATGTTTCGTTTAGCTTTTTTTCAAAGAGGCTAATCGCAACCTTGGTGCACTCAGGACACTGCTTGATATCTTCCAGTAGTCCTTTTATCGGCATTTTGGTCATCCAGAGCTGGCAACCGTGCACTTCGCAAGTCTCATCTAAGACCTGCCTAGCTTCAAAATTTTTAAAATCCATCAAAAACCTAACCTTTCGTCGATTATTTCTTTCTTGGTTCGTGGTGCTTGATTCAGATAACCTTCAAACTTTGAACCAAAGAGCGTTTCAGGTCTGAGATATTTTTCGTACTTAGTCCCTGACCAATCTTTGACCGTAGTATCAATGACATGCTTGAAATCATCTAACCTGAATCCTTCTGACCACCTAGCCTTGATAAGAGTTTTGTTTTTCTGAATGTTAGGTCTGTAATTTCTATTGGCTTTCTCATTCAAGTAAGATATGATTTCCTTGTATGGAATATCTTCTTCCTCGTTGTCTAAAGCAGTAGGATAGGTAGTTAAGCTATCCTCATCTAAGCTACCCTTACTTAACCTAACTTGTGTCTCCGTTTCGGATACATTTTGTATACAATTTCCAATAGGTTTAAGACTGGCTGTTTTTGACTTGTCATACTCTAGCTGAGCCTTTTCTGACTGGTATAAGGTTGATTGAAAGCGGTCAGACTGAATATAGTTGTGAATCCTCCAATGACGGATGACCACCACACCGCTATCAAATGGAATCAAAAAACCTTTTGCAATAAGTAATTTCATATCATCATCACTAGCGCCAATGGTTCTCTGAATCGTCTTGGCCTTATCTATAAAGCCTTCATCATCAGCTCCCATATTCAGATGAAAATAGAGAGCCTGAGATGATAGTGGCATTTCAAGAAAAAGGTCAGTCTCAGTGATTTTTCTACTAAACATTCTGCGTTGTGCCATCTATTCCTCCACACTTGAAAATTTTGTGTATTCTTTGTGAAAATACAATTTCACCGTCCCTAGACTGCCGTGCCGATTTTTCTTGACGATCAGCTCAGTCAGATTGCTTTCTGACTGGTCATCGGTCTTATCTTGATAGTATGCGTCACGATAGAGAAAAGCGACAATGTCAGCATCCTGCTCAATACTCCCAGAATCCCTTAAATCAGACATGATGGGTCGTTTATCCTGACGTTGCTCAACACTGCGACTCAGCTGTGACAGAGCTATCACTGGCACTTTCAATTCTTTAGCAATGACCTTCAACTGTCTGGAAATCTCAGACACTTCCTGTTGCCGATTATCAGTCTTTCTTCCTGTAATCAGCTGCAAGTAGTCAATCACAATCAGACCTAAACCACTCGTTTCCTGAGCTAGTCTTCTAGCCCTCGCTCGAATGTCTGAAATCCTGATACCAGCCGAATCATCGATAAAAATCGGTGCTTCTGCTAGTCTGCTCTGAGCATAGACTAGCCGTTCCCATTCGTTCGTAGACAAAGCGCCCGTCCTGATATGATGATTTGGGATTGCCCCTTCAGCGGACAACATCCGCTCAACTAGGCTCTCTGAGCCCATTTCCAGAGAAAATATAGCCACAGGCTGATTGGCCTTCGTTGCCACATTTTGAGCAATATTGAGAGCAAAAGCTGTTTTACCCATTGCTGGCCGTGCCGCTAAGATAATCAGCTGATCCTCATGCAAGCCTGTCGTCAGCTTGTCAAAGTCGTAAAAGCCTGTCTCAATCCCAGTGATTTCGCTAGTACTATTTGACCGCTCTTCGATTTTGGCATGGTTCTCCAAAAGTACATCATGGATTGGCCTGAAACTTCCCTTGTTGCTAGACTGGCTCACTTTGAGCAGTGATTGCTCAGTCTTAGAGATAATCTCATCAATGTCCATGTCCTCATCATAAGCATTGCCAATAGAATCAGACAAGTTGCCGATGATTGCCCGCAGCCTTGATTTCTTAGCCACAATTTTGGCATAATGCTCCGCATTGGAGCTAGTTGGCACTGCATTGATAATCTCAGCTAAGTAGCTGACATTCCCTACCAGATTTAGCTCATTATTAGCTTCCAGCGTTGACTTGACCGTGACTATATCGATAGCCTCGCCACGATCAGCAAGACTCATCATAGCCGTAAATAGTATCCTGTGAGCTGGTTTATAGAAATCCTCTGGCTTGAGATACTCAGTCACCTCGACCATCTTATCAGGATTGATAAAGATTGACCCAAGCACCGCCTGCTCAGATGCTAAATCATGAGGTAGAACCTTAATTTCATCCATGGCATCCACTCAGATCACCCCAATCCCGTAGCCCGGCAGGCTGTTTCTTTCTAGCTTCAGCCATCTGCTCAGCAGCCTCACAGAGAGCCTGCTCCTGCATCCACAGTACATAGAGAGCCTGCATATTAAGCATCTCTTCTTCTTTTCGTTTTTTTTCGGCTTTACGATGGTCAACATAGCAACCGACAACACCAGCCAAGAAAAAGAATGCAATCATCATCACGCTTCCTAGAAACTCACTCATCGCTTTCAATCCTTTCTCTGATTATCCTATCTTCCTGCTCCAGATGAACGATGCGCACAGCATTTCTCCGCATGCTATCCCTGTTATCATTTATCTGATATTGCATATCTTTCAAATGATGCTCTCGCTCAATATTCGTCTTGACTAAAATCACAACTAAAAGCGTAAAGACACAAAAGATTGTAAACAAACCCAATTGAAGATTAGCGATTGTGTCTCTCATTGCTCTGTTTTTAAATTCTAGATTTTCTATTTTTTTATTTATTGCCATTTTTCTCCTCAACTTCTCACAGCCGTACGTTCCCAATTTTCGTGATACCAATCAATGACCGCATCACGAGGAAATTTATCACGCCGCCCCTCAATTCGAGGGAAATCTTTGTGACAATTAAAACGCTCATCAAATGTCCCTGTGTCTCTCGTACCCAGAAGCATTTCTGAGCATTGTGATTTATTCAATTCCATCGGATAGCGCCGCTTTTCATCAGTCACAACATGCATGACTTTTAAAGCTCGATCCATCAAACCAGCCTCAAACTGGTCTAACAGTTGATTCATTAGCTCATTCATGATATAATCCTCTTGAATTTATTTATTTCAAAGCCTGATTGCCGTCAGGCTTTTTCTGTTTCTGCCCAATAATCAGCCAGATTTACTGCCATAACAGCCGCAAGGTTCTTTTTGCTCCGTCAAGATTTGACGTTTGTACGGTGCCAGTCCATCATCTCGTTCCGTTGCTGTTTTTGGCAGATAATAGCCATTTGGCTTCCGTTTCTTAGCAACGATTGGATGATGAAAGTTGACTCGCAAGCTCTCAATCACTTCCTCAAGCTTTCGCTTAGTTAGTCCAGTGATGTTTCTCAACTCACTTGCTTGGATAGGCAAGTCAAAGCTGGCACAATTCCTGATTACATTAAGCACCTTTACCTCGATCTCATTCATGTCTCTACTAATCGTCATGGCTAGTCCTCGCTTCCCTCAATATCCAAAACTTTTGAAATATTGTCCTTGAGCTTCCGACTACCTTTCCCATACTTAAACAATTCTGAGATGGTTGATTTCGTCACTCCCACAGCCTCAGCAAGCTGAGTCTGAGTCCATTCAAGGTTGTACAGTCGCTCTTTCACAAGAGCAATCCAAATTTTCTGTTTTTGGCTCATCTTTTTCCTTTCTAAATTCATCCAAGCTGACTTCCAGTGCATCAGCGATTTTGCACATATTTGACCAAGAAAGATATTTTACCTTGCCTGTCTTTAGGTCAGAAAAGAAACTTCGATTGACTCCCGACATCTTAGATAATTGATTGCCATTCAAATTTCTTTCCTGCATGATTCTGTTTAATTGTTCCCACATTTTACACCTCTAGCCACTATATATTGTTAAGCAAATATATTTAAACAACAATATGTTGTGTATTTCTGTTATCTATGTTATAATCATTCTTGACTAGGACCTCTCACCGTTTTAGTCAAAAAATCAACAGAAAGGAGGAATATTATGACTCAAAAAGAACATGCTGTAAGCTTTTTGAAGCATCATACCGTCGTCACTGGCTCTGCTACTATTAAGATGGGATCAGACATTGAGTACACAATTGTAGCTGGTCAAGACGAGAACAGTATGGTTCAAGCTGTAACCATTTGTAAAAACGGTTTGATAGTCTTGTCAAATTCTGAAACAAGTGAGTTTTGGTCAAACTACAAACCAATCACTGTCACAGAAAGCGACGAGCAGTATATCACTTTCGAAACTCCATAATACTTTTTTCTAAGTTTATGGTTGATCTACCATTCTTTGAATTAAGAACTTGCTTGTCAGTAAGTTCTTTTTTCTTTGCGTCCATCTCCCTCCCCCTTTCTATTTTTTAATAAATTAGCTAAAAAGTTAGCGAACAGTATTGACAATTTTTAGAGAATACTTTACAATTAATACATAGTGAAAAGACCTACTAAAAATGTAAGTTTAACCTTATTAAAACGGATTCCAGTCAGTTTTTAAGGCTTTATTTTTAGTTGATTCTGTTCGCTAACTTTAGCTTACAAAATATATTTTAGAGAATTATCCGCTAAATGTCAAGCGTTTTTATTAAAATTCTTTAAATATTTTTTGTCAATCTCTCAGAAAGGTTGATAAATCAATGTTTATAACATTTGAACGAATTAAAGAATTAGCAAAGAAGCAGGGGCTTTCAATAAATTCTTTAGAACAAAAATTAGGATATAGCCGAAATACTATATATGCTTTAAAAAGAAATCAGCCAGGTTCTGAAAAGCTACAACAAATTGCCGACTACTTCCATGTTAGCACCGACTATTTACTCGGTCGAACAGATAACCCATATATAGCTGATAACAAAGAAAAATTTTACTTTGAGGGTCAGGAAGTCAATGTCGAAGAACTTGCTGCTACAGCTATGCGCTTCAACGGCAAACCACTAACAGATAAAGATAAAAAATCTATACAGAGTATCATAGAAGCCTTCTTACGAAGTCAAGAGGGCAGCAATGGTTAAACAAAAAATTCATTTATTTATCGACGATTCTGGAAGATTGGAAGGCAATTCAAACTACTTTGTCTATGCGGGTCACTGTTTTATTGGAGATTCTCCCAAAAATAAAGCCAAAGGACGCTATAAAAAACTAGTTCACCAAATAGCTGAAGCTAACAACTTCGAATTTGAATTAAAAGCTTCTAATCTTGAAAATATGAGCCACCGTTCCTCTCTCTATCGTATCTTGAGAAATGAAATCAGCTTCGATGTTAGTATGAAAGTTTCAAACCTACAAGAATACATACTCGCTGATAAAAAATCTAGGCAACGATTTAAAGACTATGCGATTAGGCGAATTGTTAAAAAGCTGTTTAAACGTTTAATAGCTCAGAACTTAATTGATCCAAATCAAGATATTGAATTACATATCAATATTGATCAACAAGGCTTTGCTACAAACGGACTTTACGGTTTAGGGGATGGAGTATTTGAAGAGTTACATGAGGGGATTTATAATTTCAATTACGGAAAATTCTATTCACCCATTCTAAACGCTGACTTTTCTGTCTATACTCGCTCTTGTGTATCAGAAAATGACTATCTCATACAAGCAGCAGATATTCTCGCAAATAGAGTGTGGAACTCATACGTTCTTAATAAGTCAGCATTGCGAACAATACCAAACCATATTCACTTATGGTTACCTTAGAAATAAAAAGTTAGCGAACTAGTTGACAAAAGACCTTCAAGTGTTGTACAATTTATTTACAGGTTGAAAAACACTGTTAAATCAAGTGGGTAAGAGATTGATTAATTAAGCGTATGTGAAGTACGTCTCCCCATTTGGAAAGGTCTTGTTATCATGACAAGACCTTTTTTGATTATCTAAGCAATAAAGGATGATGCTTATGACAGAGAAAGAGCTTTTTCAAGAGTTCGGAATTAGAATTTCTGTTTTTGATAATGAGATACATAATGCAGATAGTGACGAAGCTTTCTATATTTCTGCATTAAAGACAATGTTTATTAGTTCAAAAATCCCACCAGAAGATAGAATTAAAATTACATTACACGAGCTAGGTCATAAGGACCAACTAACACATCTCTACTCAATTTTTAGAGAAAAATATGAAGCTCAGGCTAATAGAAATATGATCCGATATCTCATGAAAGCGGAATTAGATGAATTTGAGGAAAAAGAACAATTCAACTACCTCACTTTTATGCAAAAATACAAATTAAAAACCATCGCTGACGAAGCGATGGTTAAAGAAGAATACTTGAATTTAATTAGTTAAAAAATGTGCAACCACTGAACCACATTAAAAGCTGAGGAGGTTTATTTATGCAGCAAGAAAGCAAAGCTTTAGGCATTTTAGCTATTGTCTTCGGAGCAATTGCTCTGGTTGGGTCGTGGATCCCTATTATTAACAATCTATCGTTCTTAGTTGGTATCCTTGGTCTTGTACTTGGAGTTATCGGTCTTATTGTAAATCGAAAAAAACAAAAAACCTTAGCTATTATTGGCTCTATTATCTCTGTTTTATCTCTCATAATCGTTATCGCTACTCAATCATTCTATTCTCGTGCAATCGATGAAGCTGGCAAATCTTTTGAGTCTGCAGCAAGCTCTGTAAGCTCCTCTATTGAATCATCACAAAAAGAGGAAGATGCAAAGTTTACTTGGACAAAAGAGCAATTCGACGCTCTAAAAGAAGGCGACATTGCTAATAACGGAGCAGGCGGAACAAAATATGACGATGTTATCCGTGACCACGGCAAACCAAATGACGAAAATACCACTTCTATTAGCGATCATGAAAGCAAAACGATCACCTATACTTCTACAGGAAGCAAATTTCAATCAGTTATTTTGACTTTTGCAAAGCAAGAAGACGGATCTTTTCTTCTGACAGTTAAAATTTCCAATGGACTAGAATAAAATAAAAAAATCCCCACGCTTTGCTTTGGCCGGCAGCGTGAGGATTGAGTTAGTATAGTAAAAAGGCATTCAAAAGCCTCTTTTACTATACCCATTTTATCAGAAAATGAGGTGAAAAACAATGGCATACTTTAGAAAAAGGGATAACGGCTGGGAATATCGCATCTCTTACAAAGGACCTGACGGCAAGTATAAGCAGAAATCAAAATCAGGCTTTAAGACCAAGAAACTGGCTCAAGCTGCAGCAAGGGAGGTAGAGGATAACCTATCCGAAAATATCCTAACAGACAAAGATGTCACTCTTTATGATTTTGTCAAAACCTGGTCCGAAGTATATAAGCGACCACACGTCAAGGATAAGACTTGGGATACTTATACCAAAAACCTTAAGCACATCAAGACATATTTCGGAGATTTGAAAGTAAAGGACATTACTCCGCTTTATTATCAAAAAAGGCTCAATGAGTTTGGCGAGAAGTACGCCCAAGAAACCCTCGAAAAATTCCACTATCAAATCAAGGGAGCTTTGAAAGTAGCGGTCAGAGAACAAGTGATCGGCTACAACTTCGCCGAAGATGCCAAAGTCAGATCTCAGATAGAAACTAGGTCGGAGGATAACGATTTTTTAGAAGAGAACGAATATAAGACTCTGATAGCCTCTACACGCTCCAATATCCAGTACGTCTCCTACTTCACCCTCTACCTACTTTCAGTCACTGGTATGCGATTCTCCGAGGCTCTGGGGCTGACGTGGAACGATATAGACCTGCAGAACGGGATAATAGACATTAACAAGAGCTTTGACTACTCTAAAACGCAAGATTTTGCTGGTCTAAAAAATGAGACATCAAAAAGAAAAGTCCCAATTGACAGGATCACGATCGAGACTTTAAAAACTTATAAAAAAGAACACTGGCAGGCCAATATTAAAAACAGGGTATGTTTTGGTGTTTCAAATTCGGCTTGTAACAAGCTGATAAAAAGGCTTGTAGGTCGTCCAGTAAGGAATCATAGCTTGCGGCATACTTACGCATCATATTTGATTTTAAAAGGCGTAGATATTGTAACCATATCGAAATTATTAGGGCATGAAAGTCCAGATATAACCTTGAAAGTTTATTCGCATCAGATGGAGGCATTGGCAGAAAAGAATTTTGAAAAAATCAAAGAAATATTCCTGATTGCATAATTTGGGGCGGATTTGGGGCGAAACCTTAATAAAGCCTGATAAATCAATAGTATTTAATCCGTCTACCGCCTTTTTTATCGGTTTAAATCCGACTTTATACTAACCAAGAGGCTGGGACAAAAGTCCTAGCCTCTCAATTGTCTCTGGATTGTCGAGCAAGACGCAGTGGTTGAGTAGGCTCTACTACGCTGATTTCATCAGCTTTTACAACCCTACTCAACTGTGCGGATGTGGGACGACGAAATCGAATTCTAACGAATTACCGATTTCTGTCCCACTCTCTTTTTTGTTTGTCTTTTTTACATCATTGGTCAAGTTTAATGAATTTCAATGAGACCAGAATGACCAGCTTTTATCTAAAATCTCAGGGCTGCTAACAAAAAAGAGCGGAAAATACTTTCCGACTCTTTTTTATGCATTCAAAAAATTATAATTCAGCAATTTGGCTCAGGTTGACTTCTGCAACCGTGTCATTTCCAAACATAGAGATAATCATCTTGACCTTATTATTGTCAATTTCCGTGATTTTGCCAGTATAGTTAGCAAAGGCACCGTCAATGATGCGAACTGTATCGCCCACTTTGACATCCAAATCAAATTCTTGAACCGTTTGTCCCATAGAAATCAGAATGCTGCGGATTTCTTCTTCCAAGAGCGGAGTTGGTTTCGAACGGTTTCCGTGTGAACCCACAAATCCAGTTACGTTTGGTGTATTCCGCACGACAAACCAAGCTTCGTCCGTCATGACCATCTCAACCAATACATAACCTGGGAAGCGGTTTTCTTCGACTTCCTTGCTCTTGCCGTTTTTCTCTACTTGTACGGTCTGAGTCGGAATTTCCACGCGCAGGATATTTTCCAGCATATTATAGGTCTGGGCACGTTGCAAGAGGTTTTCCTTTACCTTATTTTCATAGCCTGAGTAGGTTTGCAATACAAACCAGCCTTTATCAAAACTGTCCATGTTTTGTCCTTTCCTAAATAAAAAAGCCTAGGGCTTCTGCTTGATATCTAGCCTTATTATACCATAAAATCTAAAATTACAAAGCATTTTGGTAAATATTTTAACAGACAAATGAGAGTGGGACAGAAATCGATAATTCGTTAGAATTCGATTTCGTCGTCTCACCTCCGCACAGTTGAGTAGGGCTGTAAAA